GCGAATCTTGAAAAACCAAAGGTGGTCTTTGCGGATAGCCCACTATCTGCACAACTGGTCATCCATGTGTTAAAAAGCACGAATACGGCTAGTGTCGGGGATAGTGTCGGGGCTAGTGTCAGGGCTAGTGTCTGGGCTAGTGTCAGGACTAGTGTCTGGGATAATGTCAGGGCTAGTGTCAGGGCTAGTGTCTGGGCTAGTGTCAGGGATAGTGCCTGGGATAGTGTCGGGGATAGTGTCGGGGCTAGTGTCGGGGATAGTGTCGGGGCTAGTGTCAGGGCTAGTGTCATGGATAGTGTCTGGGGTAGTGTCATGGCTAGTGTCGGGGATAGTGTCGGGGCTAGTGTCAGGGCTAGTGTCTGGGATAGTGTCGGGGCTAGTGTCATGGCTAGTGTCGGGGATAGTGTCAGGGATAGTGTCATGGTTGGTGAATTAAAATACAATGATAATTTGATTTATGGTGAAGCCTGGGGCTACGGTTGGCAAGCTTTCTATGACTTCTTTACAAGACGAACAGGCTTGGTTCAGCACGAGGTATTTAAGAAGTATATAGAACTTGTCGACAAAGCCAATGCCTACTACATAATTCCCTTCAAAAATGTCTGTGTTGTGACCAGAAATCCATCATATATTCACAAGACTTGGCATAATGACCGATGGGTCATGCATGACGATGAGGGCAATCTGGCAATCAAGTGGAGGGATGGCTGGGGACAATATGTCTTACACGGAATTACACTGGAGAAAGAAATATACGAAAAGATACTTTCAAGGTCAGCAAGTTTTGAAGAAGTAATGAAGACAGCAAATATAGAACACAGAATGCTCTTCCTAAAGTACATGGATGCAGATAACCTCCTCAAAGGTGCTAAAGCTGAATTGATAGGGAAAGGAAAGCGAAAGACCATTCATTTTGATTATAGTTCCGCTGATAAATTGGGAGCAAAAATTAGCAGAAATGAACTCTATTTGGTCAAAGAAATTTTTAGGCAAGATGAATATTTTTTACGCTACGAAGACCCATCAACTGGCAGGATTTACATATCGTGCGTAGATTCAGAGGTCGGGAAGACTAAGGATGCGGATATGTGTATGGCCTGGAAGTTGGGGCTGTCGAAGAAGATGTACATGGAGTTAAAGTTAGAATCATAAAGGCAGACGAACTTTAATTTTTAGTTAAGACAAATGAGAGACAAGTACTTAGAGAAATTACATATTAAAAAGAGGAAAAGAACGAATGGAAAATTCTCGCTATAAATTCAGGGCTTGGGATAAAAAAGATAAAAAGATGTTAAAAGATTGGGAAGGGGAGTATTCCCTAATAGAACATTTCGGATTTAATGGGGGTGATAGATTTATTGTCCAACAGAGTGTAGGGCTGAAAGACAAGAACGGAAAAGAGATTTATGGGGGGGATATGTTTAAGAATATTCTCGGTACAGTGCGTGTCGTAGCATTCGATGACGGAGGCTTCAAATTAGTCAAAGACCGCTTCTTTCAAACAGTTGCTGGTGACTTGCACTCGCTTGGTGATATGAACAGTCTTGAGGCTCGTAATGGGGAAGTCATAGGCAACATCTACGAAAACCCTAATTTATTATCACAAGACAAATGACAGACAAACCAGATAACGAACCGAACTATCCAACAGAAGAAGAATTTGAGCGTGTGTTGAAACGGTCAATAGAAGAGATAGGACCAGTATTGGTCGCATTGTCAGATGATTAATTATTATTAACAAATAATGACAGACAAACAGATGGAGGGATACAAAAGAGACTATTTCATGAGATTCGACCACGAGCCAGTAAATATTGAATATATCTGGGACTGGATAGAGGATTTAGTCGAGGAGGTTGAGAGGGAAGGTTACGAACAAGGATACCAAAATAGTGAAACCGAACATGATTGGGCGAAAGGAAAAGACGTTAAGAATGTTTGGTTTAAGCCAAATAACTAACTTATTAAACGCTTGCGATGAGAAAGATGAAGAAGATTAAACTGAACGAACCTGTGGAAAATTATATCGGTGCGGTGCAGAACTTTGTTCTTGAAATAAGTAATGCAAAACTGGTCTCTATTCCATTGCAATTCCACATCAAGAGGTTTCTTAGAGGGTTAGAGAAGATTGATTTGAGTGATGAATTACAGGACGTCTGTCAATGTAAGCAATGTAGGCAAGGGAGATAGGAAGCTCTTAACGACTAACTAACTTATTAAACGCTTAAGATGACAAAGAAAGAAGAGGAAAAGGTTTATCGGAAAGGATTTAATTCAGGGTTTAGAATGGCGATAGCAGGATTAGTTATCAGAGCAAAGATGGAAGAAAAAGAATTCATATCTTTAGAGTTTTTGGAAAACTTAGACATAGACAAGCTCTTAACAACTAAGTAGAAGTACATTGATATTGCTAGGCGGTAACACTAGAGGTAGCGTGATGCACCGACAGTAGCCTACCTAGCAATGTGAGTGTATTTGTTCTTCAAAACTAAATAGAATGCGGCGGTGGCGGAATAGGTAGACGCTTAGGAAACTGCAGACGAGATTGGCTAATGTTAACCCCTATGGGGTATGAAAGCAGTATTAGCTAGTTATACAAGGTGACTAACAAATCCTTGTCCGCCGCACTTTGTTTAGTTTTTATTAAGATGGCAACGCACGCATACAAAAGATTTGTTGAAAGGTATGAGTTTCCAATCACAAGGGGGGACATTCGCCTACTAGAAGCAATGATAGCGGATGCAGGACTGAGACCACCCAATGCAATTTGCTTAGGGAAGCGAACAACAAGAACAGGTGAATGGTTGGCTATGTATAAGGACAATCTAGTTAGGTTTGTATATAGCAATAGAACGGGAACAATTATTACTTTTCTGCCCATTAAGGCTAAGAATGTTAGAGACTGGAATAAATACATTGAATACAAGTCGATGGCAACTAATAACAGATATGTTTGTAAACAATGCGGAAAGTTTTACAGGGTTCGCTCGGATAAGGCCTGGGTGAAGTCCTTTTGTACAGTAAAAAATAAGCCTGTCCACTTAGTAAAATATGAAAAAGAAACAAACAACTAAAACAGACATTAACAAGGCAACTAATGAGGCACTGGCCGAGCTGATACGGCAAGACTTTAGTGTAGCCCGGACACCCTTACGGTGGTCTCCTAACATGGCTCAGTTAAGCGTGCTTAGAGAGGAGAAAAGAATGCTCCTCATTACAATGGGAAGGCGAGGTTATATACCGGAGGAAATACTAAACATGTTCAGGCCCGTCGAATGGAGAAGGATGTTGTAAAATTCTTCCGGCAACTCTACAATGATCTTATGTACAGCGATCCTATAATTGCCCTATATCTTTATGAAAAAAGAAAAGAAGCTAAGCTGGTACAAAAAGAAGTGCATCGACATGGCAAAGGTACTAGCCAAGCAACGTGATGGCTGGACCTGTCAAAGATGTGGAAGAAAGAAAGGAGAAGTCCAGATACATGGTTCCCACGTGTTCCCTACTAGGTATGGCATACTAGCTTCAGACCCGGACAACATCATTGCTTTGTGTGCAGGTTGCCACGATCTTCGGATGGACTCTTGGCATGGCTCCCCACTAGAGAGTGCAGAATGGTTTGAATCTAAATATCCCGGCAAGAAGCAGGAACTACAAGACAAGATGTCTACTACCCCCGAGAAGTTGACGATAATATACTGGCAAGAAAGGTACGAAACCCTCAAACAAATAATATCCTCAAGTAAATAGCCCCATTGTTTTCTATTGTATTCCTACATTAATTGTAGTATAATATTTACATATAGTAATAATGCATATAGCTGGTAATAAAGGAGAAGGGGAATGCAAACTTCGTTTGCCTAGGGGTTGTATTAATTATTATTAAAGGAGGTATAAACTAGCACGCTAATTATCTATTTATTATCTTTACAAGAATGAGTAAGTATGATTTAGCCGAATATGACAGAGCATTATCTGGATTGACCGACACATTCATGGACGTGCAGTCAGAGAGAGAAGCTTTGCAAGAAGCATATCGAGAGGGAACAATATCTCTTGAAGATATGAATGATGCGTTATACATTTTAAACTTATCCGAATGAAATACAACAATCTATTTCTTACGTTGGACGTGGACAATCTCGATGTTCAGGTTGACAACACAGTCCCAGAAAAGCCAGTCTTAATAATCCGATCGATTGAAGACGATCAGGAAATCTATATTAAGCTGTATGCAAAAAAGATATTTACTTCTTAATTATTACCGTAATGAAAGTTGAAACCATCAACAACAACTTATACATCTACCATGAGGAGAACGCCGACACGATCGACCCTTTCCGGATCTATGCTTATGAGGTCTCGTTCGGTACTGATATTCATGGGGGTAGAGATTATTACACAGTTACTTTACTTGTTAATCCTACGCCCGGTCAGAGATTACGTTATGAATACCAGTTTGAGACAGCTCAAGAAGCGAGGAAAGCGAAGGCGTTAATCTACGATCATATTCTACCTTTTATTTTAAAATCATGATCAAACTATTGTTTGTATTTTTACTTCTAATGTTTGTGCCTATACAGACATTGGTGATATTAGGCTTAGCATTACTTATTAAACGTCTATTATGGAAAAGCTAAGGACGTTATTACTAGACAGAACCGACATGTACATCGAGGAAGATAAACAACTCATCAAACAGATGACATGCGACCACGACCTAGAGATGCAGTCTCTAGACGAATGGTACGGTCCAGAGTCTTCCGTCTCTTACGAGGTGTGGTATTGCACCAAGTGTGGATGTGATGACGAGGATCTACTAGGCGTGCATGATGAGACGGATGAGTACGATCGGTTCATAGATTAATTTTCAAACTTTAAAAAGATGAATAAATTAACAAAAGAATTACTAGACAATCATATATACGCAAGAATACCCTTAATTGCTGATGCAATAGGATCAGAGTATATAGAAGAGGAATCGGAAAACTACAGCGAAGCAGAGACATCAAGCTATTACCTAGTATCCGAATGGTTAGGGGCTAGACTAACCGAAGAAGGGGAACAGGTCAATAAGCAATTCGATTGTCCTATATGGTGTAGGAAGTCAGGAGGAATAGCCCTCGAAGATGAGTTCCTTTTCCAACAGATTGCAAAGATGCAGGCAAACGAAGAGGATAATACAAGGTCATAACAATAGAAGGGGGAGCAATCCCCCTCTCTAGTTTTATTTATTACTATTATTACAATGGGAAACAGAGCAGTAATTACAACTAAAAAAGACTTATCCGACATAGGCATATACCTACATTGGAACGGTGGACGAGATAGCGTTGAAGCGTTCCTAAAGTATTGCGAACTACTTGGACATAGGAGTCCAGATACTGACAACTACGGTTGGGCTAGACTTGCACAGGTTATAGCTAATTATTTTGGCGGTACCACCTCGATAGGTATAGACATAGCCAAGAAGTTGGATTGCGATAACGGGGATAATGGAGTTTATATAATTCAGGATTGGCAAATAGTAGACAGATTGTTTGCTCCCAAGCGGGAACAAAAAGAGTACGAGATGTTGTCAATGTTGCTAGAGATTGATAGCAAACAACCCACAGAGGAACAACTCGGAAAAAATACGATAGAATATAAACTATCAGGAGTAGAACCACCTGCAAATTTTAAACAGGATTGGTTAAAAGAAATGTTTGGCGATGTAATGGGTACGCTGGACGAGATACAAAAATCTTTAGATATAAAGAAATAGGAATGGCACAGAGAGAGGGGGGCGAAGGCCCCTCTTTCGTTTGGCAGGGGCAAGGAGATGGCATGGGAGAAGGGAACCTCGATGCAGCAAAGCTGCCTAGTGTTTGCATAATTTATTATATTTTTATTATGTCCAACATATATAGCTGGGAAGAAATAGAAATGAACTTCCCTAACAAGTTCGTAAGTTTACTCGAGGTTGAGTACGAAAACCTTGACAATGAAGATTACGATCCAGCCGATACTTGGGAAACACTCTACCTTGTAGAAGACATTTCAGAAAAGTACATAGAAGGCTTCAAGTATATTGAAGGCGAGGATATATTTAACTTTTAAAAAAGATATATGAGAGATTCACGATTACCCATAGGCGATGTAATCACATACATGCTTATAAGCGTAACCGTACTATACTTCTTCGGAAGGATAATAGTATCAGTGGTATTCGGTATTTAATTTGTTATTTAAAAAAGCCATGTCAAAAAAAGACTACGTGCTAATAGCAGAATGCTTAAAAGAATCTAACTCTTTAAGCGAGTTTATAGACAACCTTATTCCTGTATTACAGGAAGACAATGAAAGGTTTGACAAAAAGAAGTTCCTAGAATACCTAGAGAACTAACACTAAGGGGGCTAATAACCCCCTTTTTTTATTGCACAAACATAGGAGAATTGGAGACAAAAAGGTACAAAATCCCCAAGATTTACACCATAATTGCACAAGAAGGCTTGAGTTAACACACATTACTTATACTATTACTACTCAATACATTACAAACCCTCTTGAAAAAAGTCATCCTCCAATACCTACCTACCTACAAAAGGTACATAAAACAATCACGCTTATCCGCTTCCCAACATTACCCCTACAAAAAGCTATGAACACGCTACTAACATATATACAAACACCCACAGCCTCCACCACAAAACCACCCCCGCAAAAAGATAACCATCACTACTTACTATATACCTACTACTAAGACTACACCACTACCGCCCCGTATCGCCCCCGATTAACCGCAAAGGTTATGAGGGGCCTGGTTCCCGTCTCTTCTCCTCCCTGTTCCCCATGAGGCCACCTGGGGACGCCGAGACCTGCGGGAATCCTGCTATCCTCCCACCCGCCGTGAGGCTTCGAGCGTTTATTGCCTGCTGTCCTGTTGGAGAGGAGAGACCCCCCGGGGCATCCTTACCCCCCTACCCCCCAGAGTAAGGAGATTATACCAACAGCCGCCCCCGTGATAATAAAAAACTAGGTATAGCAAGGGGATACGGGGATAATGGTAGTACAAAAAGAGGGAAATATGTACGAATGTAGGCCCATAGTAAGAAAATGAGGTAAAAGAGAGGTTGTTGGTACGAAAGAAGATCGGGAAAAGTTGCAAGAAAATTCCCGGGGTTATATAAAAAGGCAACTTGTAGATAAAGTAACCCATAGTAAATGTCTTTACGAAGGAAAGTAAATGGGATATAGTAGAATATTTTACAAATAGAGGTGAAGTCTGCTAGATTAACTTAGTTATAATAACGAAAATGGCAAGGACAAAGGTAGCGATGTATGATTGGAAGCCCACGAAGATTCAGAAGGAGTTGTTAATGTATGCGATAGAGGCGGGGGATAATTTTAAGCCCACGGTATGGTTGAAGAGTAAGGACAGGAGTCCGAGTAATTGGACAAAGTGGAAGGCAGACGAGAGGTTTTGCAAGTGGTTTTTCGATGCGTGGGACAGGGGTATGAAGTGGGCGGTAGTAGACTTAGATAGGATAGGGATGGAGAGGGCGAAAGACGACTTTAATTATTGGAAGGTCATGCAGCAGAAGTATGGAGGGTTAGAGAGCAAGGGTGAAGGAGCGAAGACGGTAATAAACTTTAATATTCCCAGACCAAAGGCAGAGAAGTACATATTAGAGGGTGAGGAGTTATGAAGAATATTCAGCACACGTATGTACCAACGAAGATGCAAAGAGAATTGCACTCGGACGGAACGCGTTTTAAGGTGGTAGTTGTAGGACGTAGGAGTGGAAAGAGTACGTACGCTTTAAACGAGGCCATAGCTACCTGTTTAGAGAAGGACAATCAATTAGTGTGGATAGTAGTACCGACATTTCAGCAGGCAAAGGACATATATTGGAGGGGAAGTGACATTAGTAGGTACTTGATAAAGGGAATGTATAAGAAGAAGAACGACTCTGATTTGATGGTAGAGTTTCACAATGGGAGTGTACTTTATTTAAAGAGTGCAGAGCGACCTGATTCTCTCAAGGGAAGTGGATTGGATCTACTTATTTGGGATGAGGTGGCGATGACGAGGAACGCAAGGTATGTATGGGAGGAAGTTTTACAGCCAACCCTAAGCGACAAGCACGGGAGGGCTGTTTTCATATCTACTCCTAAGGGATACAACTACTTTCACGAGTTGTATTTGAGAGGAGTGGAGGGCGAGGACAGCGAATGGAAGAGTTGGAAGATAGCGACCAAGGATAGCTATGCTCCATGGACGTTAACGAAGCAGGGGCAGGGTGAGTTGCAGAGGTTAAAGGAGAGAATGACAGAGGATGCGTATGCACAGGAGTACGAGGCGGACTTTACGAGAAGGACGGGTCTGGTTTTCCCAGAGTTTGAGAGAGAGATTCACGTGAAAGACTTTGAGGTAAAGACTAAGTACCCGTTAGAGATGGGGCAGGATTTTGGGTACACGAATCCGACTGCCGTTATTTACAGTTACTTTGACGATGACGATACGTGGTGGATCTTTGACGAGTATTACGAGATGGGCAAGACAATCTTCGAGCATAGTGGAATGATCCTAGCTAAGCGAAGACAGTATGCTAATACGCAAAAGGCTATATATGGGGATAGTGAAGATCCGCAGAGCATAGGTGAGTACGCTAATTATGGTGTGTTTATAACGCCCGTAATTAAGAGAAGGGACAGTGTGTTAATAGGAATAGACAGGATCAGGGAAAGAATGAAGGTAGATCCGGCATCAAAGAAGCCGAAGATGTTCATACATCCTAATTGCAGGAATTTAATTAGGGAATTAGAGACGCATGCATGGAAGGAGTTTAGAGGGGATGGTAATGATGAACCAGAGAAGGAGAACGACCATGCCATAGACGGAGCAAGGTATATTATATTAATGCACACGAGGGGAATATCGAGGGATAGCATAAAAAGTATACCCATGTATAACCCAATAGGGGCGAACATTAAAAAGAAAAAGGTTGATTTATGGAATTGGAAAGAATAGTATGTAAATAAAATTTAATTATTAGGTTTTTCTTTTATGCAAAGTATGTTAAGGAAGGGATTATCACTTACCCTAAAAGGTTTAAAGCAAGAGGGTAAGAATTTGCCAGCCAGGGTAGCGAACCAAAGGGCGGTAGCATTAGGATCAGCCGGAAGGTTGGCACAGAAAGGAAAGGTTGTAGCAAAGAGAGGGATACTTCCAAAGCTAAAGCATACTACACGAAAAGTAAAACAGAAGGTACAGCTTACAAAGAAAGCCATGACAGGGAAGAAGGCTCCCATGTCGGTAGCAGGTTCAAACAATGAGTATGTAAAGCAGTTTGAGAATTTAACCAAGAACTTTAAAGGAAAGGATTTGGAGGAAGGAATAAAGATGTTACTTGTAAAGATGCCCATGGACGAGAAGTATAGGAAGACAATCAAGCATTTAGCAACGAACGTATACGGTGTTAAGTTATAATTTTATTTTAGTTTATTATCCATAATGGAAAAACTATACGGAGTTAAGGGAGTCAAGGACGTCTACTTAGGTTGGAACCTCAAGCTATTGCCCGAGGACGAGGCAAAGAAGTTTGAGAAGTACAAGCAAGAGGAGGAGCAAGCAGCAATGGAGGCTAGGGACGATGCAGGATTGAAGGCGATAAGAAGTACGCCAACAGCAGTAAGGCTCAAGAGATGGGCAACTGCGATCATGCTAGGTAGGAATGAGCTTGCAGAACTAATGAAGAAGGGGGAAATTAAGTTTCCGCCAAGAGGAGTAGAGCCAGAGTACAAGTTCTTTATTCCAAGTGACGAGGAAATAATAATAAACGAGAAACAATATGGTGAGCTTAAGCAATACGAATACAAGCCGATACCGCAGACATTAAGGCCGGGCGAGACAAAGCCTAGAAATGTTTATGAGGGGTTCTTGTATATCAGGGAGCTTACAGAAGATCAAGCTAAGAAGTACTTGGCCAAATGATAGGGGGAAGTGTGCAAACAGTCGAGTGCGGATATTGTCATGACAGGGTGTTGCCGTTACAGATTGTAGAGATAGCCGAACGAAAGAGGGGACAAGTGACTGGAAGGAAGTTTAGATTATGTTTTAATTGTTACAAAGCCTATCTATCCTTAGAAGTAAAGGACTTGCCGATAAAGGATAATATAAAGGCTTCAATAGAAAGATGGAGGAAAGACTCACCGGTGTTAAACTAGATGTTACTCGCAATACTCGTAGCAGTATAGGGCGAGACACTCTAGAGGTTTCCAATTCCGAATACGATCTTCTGTTAGAGTATCTAGCGTGGATTAAAGACGGGAAGTTTTCCACGTTCGAGGCTAGTAAGTACCACCACGGAGAGAGTACCTATATTGATACGACCATATCCGACAGGGTGAGACACCCACTATTTCAATTTAAAGAGTAATATAAATGAAAAAGACAAAAGAGGTTAAGTACGAGGATTGGATAGCGAAGTACGAGTACAAGGATTCCAAGGAGGCTAAGAGCGAGTTTGAAAAAGTAGCTAGGATCATGAAGGACTTCAGGGCCGCTAAGGATTGGAGAGCATCCAGTTGTAAACTAACCGGGCCTGATTCAGGCGTAGGTAGTGACTACGGTAAGAGATGGGATCTTCAAATGAAGTTCTATCTTAACTGGTCTTCTCCGTTAAGCACAGAGAACTTTAGAAGCAACGTGAAACTAACCGAGTCAGTAGGAAGAATAGAGAGTTTGTACCAGAAGGTACGAAACCTAGACTATGGATTTACAGTCGAGACGGGTCTCGATGACGAAGGCTACAAGACCAAGTGTTTGGCAAGCCGTATTGATTACGAGCTTTACAAGGCAAAAGCACCCATGCACTTTGCACTTACTATGAAGGACGCACTTATACATGGTACCGGAATCTTTAGGCAGATCTATGTAAGACAACAGAGGAAGGTACGTGTACCGAAGAAGGCAGATAAAGAAAATCCAAAAGAGGTAGAAGCAGTTAAGAACAAGAAAATCCTATACGAAGAAAAGACCATTACTAAATACAATGGCATAAGCTACGTGAATATTCCAAGGCACGAGTTCTTTGAAGCTCCAAGGGCAAGGGTATTGCATGGGGTTCATGGAGTATCGGACTATGTTATTTGGAGAAGGGTTCTTTCCTACGAACAGTTCATGGAAGAATATGGAAACCGTTCACAGGCAATGAATATAGACAAGATCAAAGATACGAGCAGTACGAACGATAGGGAAACAAAATCCCTGTTTGATATTGAGGACGATGTAACGGGAAAGAAATACGTGACCGTATTTGAATACGAGTGTGAGAAGAAGGACGAATGGATGGTAATGGCCAACGATCATTTAGTATTGGACGGCCCACTTCCATACGAGCATAAGAACTATACGTTCTATAAGGTGGACTGTATAACAGATCCATACGGTTTTAACGGAATCAGTCTTGTGGACAGGCTAGAGAATACTCAAAGCCATATGGAGATCTTGATTAACATGATGATGGATAAGAATTGGAGGCAACTTAACCAGAAGTATTTTATAGAGAGTACGGTATTTGGAGAGCTTACGGAAAAGCTTATTGCTGAGGACTCTTTATTTATACCGGTTAACACTAGTGATGGTAGACCATTACAAGCCAAGCTTGCTCCAATGTATTCGGATTATGTGAACCAGGACAGCTTCCAATTGCTTAATACCTTGAGTAGGACAGCAGTCATGGGTACGCTAATGGACACTAGCCAATTGAACTTACAAAAGACTAACGTGTCTGCAACAGCGTTGATGGAAAGTTCGGGCATAGTTGACGAGACGATCGCCGCACTACTTAAGAACATGCACGATACGCTAACGGAAGTAGGTTTTGATATGATCTTTATTCTAAAGCAAAAGAGAAATGTACCAAAGATTATAGATAAAGAGGGAAAGAAATACGAGAGTTTTCCTATTAAGAACTATAAGCTTGTCGATCATTTAGGAAAGAAGAAGATGGAAAGGACTTTGAACGAAGAGTACTGGATGGAATCTAACCCAGAACTATTTTCTATAGTAGATCAGGATATTCGTATTGTTCCAAAGAACATGAGGGTAGTTGATAAAAACTCGGAACGGGAAGAGTTCAAGGTAGTGTATGCACAAATGATGGCGAACGCAGTAGATCCATCAGACCCATCTTCAATGCAGTTTCCAGGCGTAAAGCTTTATGATGCCAGGATACTAGGTAAGAAGATGGCAGAGCTTAACGGCTTAGAGGACGAGGTTCTTCTAATGGAGGGCTTTGACGAGGACGAGGATTTGGAGGAAGCAATTCAAGAGGTACAGACAATGATGTCTGGACAACCTCTATCTGGAACACCCGGTAGAAGCATGCACCATAATCTTTACGAGAAGAATGTCTTAGACATGCTTAATAATAATGCTAAAGGATTACAAGAACAGCTTCAATTAACCAAAAGGGAAATGGGTGTAGACTTGATGGGTAGTCCTTTGCCGCCACAATATGATCCACAACTAATGCAAGCATACGAGCAGTTACTAAGACAGATTAAATTCATAAGCGATCATTTACAAGTGGACGTTTTACCCAAGAATCAAAGAGAAGCAGCGAGCATTGTGGTAGCACAAGAACTTGAGCAGATACAGGGGATGATGAATAACACACAGTCACAGGCACAGATGCCAGAACAAGGACAACCGGCAGGACAACCAGGAGGACAAGTACCAATGCCGCCTTCAACTCCGAACATGATGCAGGATCAAGGAGCAGGCGTACCAATGCCACAAACAGGATTTTAATTCTTAATCTATAATAGATGGAAATTAAAGAAGTACTAGACAAGCTTTCCGATAGTGAGCTTAAGGATCTGGTAGAGCTTAAAAATAGTCCGGGCTATAAGACCTTGTTAAAGGTAAGGTCTTCGCTAAAAGCCTTTATGGGTGATCTTGCCTTGGAGAATGTTACGTACGATACAGCACAGTTGTTTGTATCGGCAGAAAGAAAAGGAACCTTAATAGGGTGGAAGGCGGACGCAGGCATGATAAAACAGGCAGAGGATAGACTAGAAGAACAGAAGAGCGGAAAGAAGAGGATCGTGGGCGGAGTAAAGGTAGAAGACCTATTGAGGTATGGAAGAATTGACACACAATAAAAAACACTATATGTTTATTTACGAAAGGTATAATGCCATTTAATTTTACAATTTAATAACATGAGCAACGAGCCTAATATCTCGGCCCCTGATGAGGAAGTCAGCACGCCGGATCAGTTAGAGAGTCAGGAAGAAGTTTCCCAGCCCGAGGATGACCAAGCGGATTCCGAACAGGCCCACGAGACAGAAGAAGTAGATCCTGAAAACTACAATCGTCTAAGAACGAAGGTATCAAAAGTAGAGAGCAGGCTGAACGAAGCTAGCGAAACTCTAAAAGGCTACCAAGAGTATGTATTAAAATCCGAAGACAGAACGAGAGATTGGTTTCAATCTCAAGGACTTTCCGAGGAAGATACAGAGAGAGCCCTTGCAAGGATCAAGGAGCAAAGACCGGATCTATGGCAAGAGAGTACCAAGGAGGCGAAAGGAACGCCTACCATAAACGAGAAGCTATCCCCTGAAGAAATTGAGGGGGCAATTACCCAAAAGGTAATGGCACAAATTCAACAGCAACAGACTCTATCGGAGGTTGCCACATACATGCAGACAGAACGTGAGGGATTCTTCAAGGAAGTGCCCGACATGGACCCTGCAAATTACGTGGACGCAACTCCCGAAGAAAGGCAATTGGTAGCAGAGTTCGCTGATAAGGTAGACTTATTAGCACAGCGATATGTAGAGCTTCAAGGCGTAGGGTATAAAGAGGCCCTCGTTAAAAGCTATAAATTTCTAGCGGCTGATTTAGGCCTGGGAGGAGAGAAAGAAGATGGTTATTTGGAAGGACTAGCAGACGGCATTGCAGACGAGGCTTCCACATTTGGTGGTACTTCGGGCGGTGCTGGTGATAGTTCGGCAGCTCAGACTCCGTTATCGTCTCAAGAAAAAGAGATGGCCCGTAAGATGGGTATGACAGAGAGTGAGTATGCTAAGTATAAACGGTAATAAATAAAGACTTTAATTTTTAAAATAATATTATGTACGGTGCAAGACCAAGAGGATCATACTGGGGATTATCTAGCGTATACAGAAGCTTCACAGGTGGAGGTACATTCGCTAAATGGGACCTTGTTATGCCACAAGGAACGACAGTAGGTACGGGTGGTGAAATTGTAGTTGCAACAGCCGGAGCATTAAACATCTTGGGAGTTTCCCTAGAGGTTGGTGCGAACGCAACAGCAGGTATTACAGTAGACATTACCCCTGGACTATTAGTCTTAATGGACAACGATAACGATTCAAATACATTTGATGCAACATACGAACTTCAAGTAGCTGATTTCACCGGTGGAACTGGTGCAATGCAAATTGACACATCAACTCATGTTACCGGAGTATCTGGAAGTGCGAACTTATTCTGTGTAAAATACAATCCACAAGGATATGGTATGGATGCAGATACATCAATTGGATTATACGTAGTAAAAGAAAGAGCAATTTAATTTTATTAATATTTAACAGTATCAATCATGGCAGCAGTAACAATCGCTGAATTTCAAAATCTAATCGATCCTGCTGTACAAAAACATTTCTTTGAAGCACTTGAAGAGAACAACCCATCTTTGGATGGATTCATCAAATCAGGTACACAAGAAGTCTACAATCATAAAGAGCAGAATTATGCTGGATTGGGATCTCTTAGTGCAATTGCAGAGGGTGAAGTATACCCTGCAGAAAGTTTCCTAGAAACGTATAGTACAACTTACACTCCGGTTAAGTATGGAGGCAGGGTACAGATTTCTTACGAAACACAACTATTCGAAAGAATGGATCTAGTAGCACAGGCTCCTAAAGAAGCAGGTGCAGCAGCAGCTAGAAAGAAACAAGAAGTAGCAGCAAGTTTATACAAGAATGGTTTCACAAACGCATCCACCAGTTATGGTGATGGTGACCCATTGTTCTCAGTAGAACATGCAAGAGCAGACGGACAAGGTAATATCTCTAATGCATCTGGATCAGGTATAACTTTTACCGAGGCTAACATCGAGACAGGAATACTTGCAATGGAAGGTGCAGTATCAGATAAAGGTAAAATCCTAAACGTATTCGCAGACAGTATTTTACTACCTCCTGCTTTGAGAAAAGAAGCAGTTGTGATTCTAAAATCTACACATAAATCAGGAACAGCTGATAACGATACAAACGCCTACAATGCTTCCCTACACAAAATGGAAGGATCAATTCCTAACATTTGGATTTGGAAACATCTAGGTGCGTTCGCAGGTGGAAGTGATACAGCATGGTACTTACTTGATTCTCAGAATCATAAGATTACAATGTTGGAAGCTGATAAAGTAACCGTTGAAAAAGATGTTTCAAACGGTTTCGTAAACGACATTATGGAATGGAAAGTAAGAGTAATGTGGTCAACCGGATGGAGTGATTTCCGTGGAGCATGGGGATCTAAAGGTGACGGACAAGCTTACACAGATTAAACTTAGTTCAAGAGAATTGAACCTTTGGGGAATGGCTGGTTAAATTCCCCCCTCAATAACGATTGGACCTTGTAGGTAACCAAGGGTAAAATATCTAGTTATTATAAAACTTTTATGTCAACACATTTCACCGGACCAGTAGATTCTGCACAAGGATTTTCTGTGAACGGAACAACAGTAATAACATCAGCAGGAGCAATCACAGCAGACATACAGGCAACAGCAGGTTCTATCGGAACAGCAGAGCTTGCGGATGATGGGGTTACTTCGGCTAAACTTGATCCTACAGTTATTCAACACGCAACAGTTACTCTAACAGCAGCTGAGATAGTCGGTACAGCAGCAGGGGATATTGGACACGCAGCAGGAGCAGTCTTAGTAGCGGCTCCAGGAACAGGATATATCTTAGAATTCGTTAGTGCAGTTCTTTCTTACGATTTCGGAGTAGCCGCTTATACAGGTGGTAATAACGACCTTGTAATAAGGCAGGGCACAACAGCAGTTTCAGCAGCAATTGCAGATGCAGACCTATTGGGTGATTCCGCAGATGACATTGCCTATGTAAATGCATTAGCAGCAGCCGATATTAAGCTTACTGCTAATAGTACGCTTAATCTTGCTGGAACAGCATACACGAATCCGGGAACAGCAGCAGGAACATTGAAAGTACATATAGCTTATAGAGTATTACCTGTTTAATATGGACGGTAGAGAATACGAAGCAAGACTAAATCAAGGGGATTCTTATTCTAAGAAGCTCAAGAAGCAAGGGTTTGAAAACAGAATGGACAGGGTGAACGAGGCTGCCAAAACAGCCTCTTCACCTGAAGATAAAAAAAGATTTGAGAAGATAAGGGATTTTAGTCTTGATCGATACAACAAGTACAATAATTCAAATTTTAAGAACTAAAAGATGGTTCAATCAATTCACACGATCAATGCTGCAACAGCAACGGCGGTGGGGCAACCAATAGAAGTTGGAAATGCAAAGGCAATCAGCTTTGTTTTCAAAAGGTCTGCACACTCATCTGGATCAACAGCATTCACGGTAGAGGTAAGTTTCGATAGCGGAACAACGTGGATAGCATACGCAAAGCTAATCTCTAACGTAGCGAACACGAACGCACAAACACTAACGAGGGTAGCCTCCGTATCTTTAACAAGCAATACAACAGTTCTCTACACAATGGAGCCTGAAGCAATAACCCATGTAAGGGTGACTGCCACAGAAACCACGGACGGAACACATGATGCTTGGGTATTAGTTAAAGTATAAATAATGGCAAGAGAGAAACAACTAAAATCGTTAACAGTCGATGACGTGAAGAGTCTCATAGAAGACAGCATTAACAATCAACTAGAAGAAATCCGGAAATCTCTTGGGGACATTACCGAGATAAGGAACGTACTTCTTGGGGATGGTCGTTACTATAAAGAAGGGTTGAAGCAACAGCACGATGTGATGTGGCTAAACCATCAGAGGTTGGTAAATAACGAGACCTACAAAAAGATGGACGAGGTAATCTTAATTTACCAAAGTATAAAAACTTCTCTAAGAATTTTTGGCTTCACTTCAATCCTTGCATTGGTAGTGTCCACGTTAAATATCTTAAAACTTTTCGACCTAATATGAGCGACAAGGACATACGAAGACTCAAGATAATACTGGGGTTCATCTCGGCATCCTTACTGTTTATAACTATCGTACAGCTCTATTTTTTGGTATATGTATTTTTTAAAAATTAAAAATGTTCTATTCGAGGGTTAAAATAATGGGCGAGGTAGGTTTAGAACTTTTTGACAAGAAGCTCTACCTTCAGGCAATGGATATTTTGAAAACGGGAAATGCGAAGAAGGCAAAGAGAGTTTTAAACAAAGCAAGAAAGAAACAGTTTAGGGAAAATATTATTTGGAAATTACTAAAGAGGGTTTCAGGAAAAGATGTTAGAAACAAATTGACCGGAAAGTGGACAAAGAATCCTATTCTAAGAAAGAACCTTGTGACTACAAAAGGGAAAGAAATACTAATCACCCAATTGATTGGAACAACGTCTAGTCCTATTGTGGGCATTGGGATAGGTACGGGTACGGTAGCACCGGCAGCAGCTAACACAGCATTGGGGAATGAATACGAGAGGGCAGCAGCAGTTGTGAATGTATCGACAACAACAACCACGAATGACTCGGTAGTCTTTTCAAAAAGCTTTGAATTTACAGAAGCCGTCTCTATCACAGAAGAGGGATTGTTTGACCACGCAACGACAGGGGGGAATTTATTTGCAAGGCATACTTTTAGTAGCTATGATGTAGACGATCAGGATATTCTTACTATTACACACAAGATAAGAATAACGGTTTAATTGTATTTATTAGTTTAAAAAAATGGCATTAACTCAAACATGGGTTTTGCAAGGAACAAGTCCTACTACAATAGAGGCAACCGATTCTATTGCACTATTCAATGGAACATTCGGAGGGGCAATCACAGTCAACGCCTACAACGATAGTACGCACGTTCGCTCTAACGCTGCTGCTGATGACTCTAGTGCTAATACTCCTAATAATGTGAAGTTCATTTCACAGTCAGGAGGTACTGGAGGAGATTCGCAGGCAGACTGGGGTGACGGAACAGAAGACTTAGATGCTATGACAACAGCAGAGGCAACTCTAAAGCTGACAGTAGCCTATGATTCTAATATCACTATCTCTGATGCGATTATATACGCATACGATGGAACGACTCCTGCAACTGCACCAACAGATATGGATGTTTATTTAGCAGAACAAGCAGACACTAACTGGGTAAACGCAGATGGTAGTGCAGCAGCATTAGCCCTAGGGGACAAAGGTACGCCAGCTACATCACACGACTATTACATAGCAATAAGTGCGAAGCCAACTACAGTTGGTGTAAAGTCGGCAAATAAAATAAGGATAGAATTTACTTATCAATAAAAAGAAAATGACCGAGAACACATCAGTAAGATGGGTTGCAGGTTTATCAAACGGAGAAACACTTGTAGAGGGAAAAGGAATAGTAGAGCAAGTTAAAGGCGAAGATTCTCCGTGGTTAAAACTACAAAACTATCTAAAAGAAAACGACCTCACGATTCAATCACTTGGCCTATGGGCTGACGATAGACACTTTAACCTTCCCTCAAGTAAGCCTAAGTTCGGTGGACAGATTCCAATCGGATACAACTATAGCCGTGTTTATAGGGGCGATGCTCTTAGTGGGAACGAAAACTCAGAACATTATATATTTGTGGAGGCTATTTATCCTGGCTATAAGGTCCAACTCTGGGTGGACTTGATGGATACAAGCAAGTCTTGGATAAACGTAAAATAGAATGGCAACATTCGGTAAAACATCGGACGGATCAAATGTCCAGACATTCTCGGGAGATAGGGCGTATGTTTGTCAAGCTACGCCAAGTTCAAGCGGAACCGTTGATAGTGGGTGGGGAAGAGTCCGAGTAACTAGTGCTTCAACATCAGAGGCAAGAATGGTTATCTACTCTGATAATGCTGGGGAGCCAGATGAATTCCTTGCACAGTCGGACGAGGTAGTTGTCAATTGGACAACATCAACCCTTACAGAATTTGTCTTTTCAGGAGCAAACAAAATTTCTATTGTTAGTGGCACACCTTATTGGGTGGGTTTTTGGTTTGACGACCCTGGCACACCGTCTTTTGAAATGAAGAGGGATAATACAGCTAATGTAGTACGTTTTGGAGCGGTAGCATATCCAGCCGGAACTCCCGAAGACCCCTTTGTTGCAGACGGTTCTTCTAATGGTCCGCTAAACGCTTACATAGAATACACAGAAGCCGGAGGAACAGGGGACTCTGAAAGGTTATTGTACACATGGGGAGAGGCTACTACTAATTCTGAAAGAGGACTTTATACAAAAGGAAAGGCTTCGACCAACTCGGAAAGAGGTTTGTATACGGCAGGTCTGGCGGATACCAGTTCAGAAAGAGGACTCTATACGGCCGGTAAACTAGGTGGGGATTCGGAAAGGGGACTCTATACGTCAGGTCTGGCAAGTACCAATTCTGAGAGAGGGCTTTACACAGCAGGCGTGGCGGACACAGATTCAGAAAGGGGACTCTATACCATCGGTGCAATTGCGGAGGATTCAGAGAGGGGGTTGTATACAGCAGGAGTAGCAGATACTAGTTCGGAACGAGGTCTGTATATGGCTGGCACAGCAGAAGCAGATTCAGAGAGAGGGCTTTACACTATTGGTGGAGGAACGGGAAACTCGGAAAGAGGTCTTTACACAGCAGGTATAGCAAGTACGGAGTCCGAAAGGGGATTATATAGTGCTGGTACTTTGTCGACAGAATCAGAAAGGGGACTTTATACAATCGGACAGGTAACGGAGGATTCGGAAAGAGGATTGTATACGGATGCTGTTGAGCCTCAAATAAGTGAGCGTGGTTTGTATACGGCCGGTATTTATTCCGATAGTTCGGAGAGAGGACTTTATACAGAGGGTGTCCTTACAGGCAATAGTGAGAGAGGACTTTATACAGAAGCATACGCAGAGGAAGCTTCAGAAAGGGGTCTCTATGCCGAGGGTACCTTGAACGACAGTTCCGAAAGATCTCTCTATACAGAAGGACGGGCAACAGGTACTTCAGAAAGAGGTTTGTACACTTCGTCCATTCAGCGTTACGAATTAGAACTAACCGACAACGTAAAGGTGTGGCAGTTTTTTAGGATGAGGCAAAATGATATAGAGGTATTTTGGAAAAAGGTTAAAGCATTACAGTCGGTATTCTTTAAGCTTTTGTCAAACACTTCTACATGGACTGTCTTAGGCAAGAAGGTTTCGACATGGATAAAAGAGCAAGACTCTAATACTGCAACATGGAATAAAGAGACAGGAAAGGATAGTGCGGAATGGGAAAAGACAACACTAGGTAGGGTTGGCATGTTTGCATACAACAAACTCTTGACAGAGGACAGGGAAATAACCGATAGTGTGAGCATATATCTCCTAGAGGATCATTTCGGAACAGAAGGTTTCGGAACGGATATAATAGGAAAAGAACATATTACATCTTAACATTCGAGCATGGCCAATATGCCAACAATTCTTAGAGCAGCAGGGAACGGTATAAGACAAGAATTGGCTGCACCTCTAACCGACAGTGGTTTATCTGTAACGGTGGATGATGGAACACCTTTTAATTCAGCAGGAGGCTTAATTGAAATTGATTATGATAATATTGCAAAAAGAGAGCGGGTATATTATTTATCAAAATCAGGAAACGTACTTACAATTGCAGATGATGGAAGAGGACTATTCGGTACTACAGCAGTTGCCCACGACACAGGAGCCCTCGTACGAGGATTTTTCGTAGATGAGCATATTAATAATTTGATAGATGCGTATGAAGCATCAACGACATTATCGGAAACAGCAATAGGTACTGGGTGGAATTCGTTTCCATATACTTGTACTTATGCTTCAGCAAATACTTTTACTGTATCAGGGGACAAGACTGCTGAGTTTTCTGCAGGGATGAAGTTTGAACTAACACAAACTACTGTTAAGTATTTTATACTTACAAAAGTAGCATATTCGGCTCCTAATACTACATTCACGGTTTATGGTGGAACAGACTATACTTTGGCAAATGCAGCAATAACTGAACCCTATTTTTCTTCGGTAAAATCTCCGTTAGGTTTCCCGATGTCACCAACAAAATGGACTGTGTCTTTTTCAGATACAACTGATAGGGAACAAACAAGTCCTAGTGCAGGTACTTGGTATAACTTAGGCTCAGCAATGATAGCAGTTCCAATAGGGGCATGGTTATTAGGATATAAATGTGCATTATATGTAAATAGAACAGCGGCAACATTTGGGGATTCTAGGTCAACATTATCAACTGCAAACAATTCTGCAAGCGATGCAACTTTTTCAACATATAATGCTCAGTCTGGGGCTTCAGGAACGCAACAACAATATGCTCATATTCAGGTAGAACAGTATAAAGATATAGCTGCTGCAACAAATTACTATTTGAACATAGGAACACCGAATGCTGGTATATCTGCAATAGGTATTAAGAATGTTTACGAAACCGCACAGATATATGCAGTCTGTGCTTATTTATAAAATAGTTGAATATACTTTAATAATAGAGTAATAATATAAACATGAACTTTATAACACACAAAAAGAGAGCAGCATCAAAGCTAAACCTTTTGGACAAGAGCACGGATGCGATACTTACAGGAAGAGACATTATAGAGGATGATATAGGGGATGGAATAAACGATGGGTATAGAGAGGTTAATCAAATGCTCTCTAGTGCGTATGCACAACTGTACGAGATTGATGCATATACTCCTAATTACTTCCTTGATGCTACTGTGTCTTCGATTACGGATACTACTCTTGTAGTGGACGATACGATTTTCCTTACGGGTCATGTAGGGGCGGTAGTCTTTAACCATACAAAGGACAACTATTCAAAGATAGATTCGTATACGGCTACTAACACTGTAGAGCTAGAGGACTCAATGGATTGGGATGCTAGCGATGTGGTCTACCTTTTAGAAAAAGAGTTTACATTCTCATCGGCTATTACTGATTATGTTTCCAATCTAAGCATGCAGGTAAGATACTCACCCACGAGTGATTATGTTCCAGCAGAAATGAAACTATATGATCCTAACAACTCCCTGATTGCCAGCGAGTCACACCCTATTTATGTACTAAAACAAATCAATACCTCTACTGGCGTAATCCAGGGATTTGAGATCTTTCCACACTTTGAGGAAAAGGACGACAAGGCAATACACCAAAGGTATATCGCCCTACCTTCTGATATGAGTGCAGATGGTGATACTCCAAAACTTCCGCTAGGTACAGACACGTTCTTGTTCTGGAAGGGAGTAGAATACGGAGCTGTTATAAGAAAAGATGCAGAGCTTGCCTCCTTTGCAAACGCACAGTTCGAGAAGGGAAAGAGAGAACTGCTTGCTTTTTTCAAGCCGTTGCGTAATTATAATGCTAGGGATAGAGTACCAAGCCATTATCAAAACATTTTAAGAAAACAAACATGACACTAGGACAAGCAATTCAAAAACAGTTTGGTACGTCTGCATACGGCAAGGATGCTTTCGCGAAACAAAGAGAGCTTTACGAAAAGATGGGCAGTCCCTTAGGCAAGTACATGGGTAGCTTACAACAGAATCTTCACCTACTAAAGAACCAGTCCAAATGGGGATCATACATGAACCCTGCACCTACGCCAGCATCAGCTCCCGTAGCAGCACCTCAACCAAATGCAGCAGAGCAATTAGTTAAAACCTTTACTCAAGATACTAAACCAGTTACAAGGTTTGAGGACATTGTTAATCCAAATACGGTAGTTAACGAAAGTCTTATCAACCAGTTCGCACAAAGTCAGGTGTTACCACAGGCGTACATACGAGATGCGGATCAGTTCAGAAACTTAAAGAATCAACAAGCCAATACAGGATCATGGAGGACAGCAGGAAGAGGTGGTGAGCAACAACTATTAAACCAACAGGCAGGACAAAGGGATGCCGAGCTTGGTGGAATGGCTGATGCACAAAGAGGGAATTTGCAAAACTATTATAATGCTATGAAGGAAGAATACTATATGGACCCAAACGCTTTTCAGCTTAATAATTTTAACCAACAATTACAGGACAAGTTCAAACAGATAAAACCAACCATTACGGTAAGTGATGGGCTTATTCAGGGATTTGATCCTATGCGTAACTATTACTATTAAATAATGGCAACATCAGGAGATATATATACACAGCTACAAACACAGTTTGATCCTAACAATGCTGCAAAGACTATTGAAGAAGGGATAAGAAATGCAAATAGAGGTACGATTGAAAACCTCATGCGTGATGCTACAGATCAAATGGGCAATGCTTATGGTGCTTTCAATAATGCTTTTGCCGAAATGGGTAACTCTACGGCGAGAACAATGTCACCAGCACAAAGGCTTGCCTTAGCACAGTCTAAGACTAATCAAGGAATGGCAGGTCTTAATCTCAATAGAGGGCTTAGGGATTTTTATAGAACAAGCATTAACGATACAATTGGAAAGGCAATGAACGCTTGGGATATGGGGAGGAACGATCTGAAGGATCGATATGGTATGTTACTAGGTAGGGAACAGTATGCCGATCAACTAAAGCAACAAGAGTGGGAAAGACAGATGGCAGAAAAACAATTGGCTATATCAAGGGCAAAGCTGCCAGACTTGAAAAGCTTTTTAGAACAGTACAACGCCTGGTTAAATCAAGAGGTAGACGATGGTACTAGCGGAGTTATTGCGAAGGCAAAAAATATAGGCAATGGTCTTGGCAATAGTGCGTCAAGCATTGTGAACAGTCTTAGGTCTAGTTCCGGAACGGGTTCAAGAATACCTGCTCCTGGTATTACTCCTACTCCTGTAAATAAGGTTAGATAAAAACTTAGTTATTAATATTAAACAATGGCAACAAGACGGGACTTACTAACAAAAGACGCACAAGCACAGATGCAAATGCTGATCATGGGTGCTTCTACGGGTGTCATAGATCCGGCCTCTGCTATGCAGGGATTAATGGGGATCACTTCTGATCCATCCTATTCAATTAAAGGGAAGACAGATATTGAGAAACAAAAAGAAAGAGAAAGAATACTTGCCGACCTTCAATTGGCAGAGATGATGGGGGACACGGCAAAAGTCAGGGAAATTAAAATGAAGATGTTGGGCGAGGAAAGATCGAACGAACTAAAACAAGTTGCCAATTACAAGTTCTCACCAACGGAAAAGATAGCTGGTCTACTCGCTGGGGCAAAAGACGGATTAGGTGGTATGTACAAGGGTTACAAAAATCCGGGTAAGTACAACGTTATGATGGCCGAGAACAACACAGGCAGGAGTGGCCTAGATCCACGAAGTACACTGGATGCCTTGAAGTTCCTTGGTAAACAGAACCTTGGTTTTGGCGAACAATCTGACTACGCCTATTCTCCCGACACAATGAATCTGGCAAACATGTATCTTGCACCTAAGATTGAGGGTGGCTGGTCTGTACCAGGGGAATACGATTCACCACTAAGCAGTTATTATGGTGAGCCTAATTCATACTTACAACAATAATTATTAAACAATAACAATGGCAAAGAAAGGGGCAGAGCAATTTGCAAAAGAGATAAGAGAGCAAGCAGGGGTACAAGCCCCCGACGATGTCCGAACCGCATTGGCTAAATTACAAAAAGGTATGAAGGACTATACCGTATCAGACGATTTGTACTTTACCAAGAAAGGCTGGGTAGCTAAGATGATCCCAAAGGATGCGAAGAAGTCTACGGTATTCCCAATCTTTAACGGCAAGACGAAGTGGTTCGATGCTACCAATAGTGCAAGTGCAAGCTTCGTTAAGAATCATAGGGGAAAGGTTGTAAAGATAGGAAGCTTACCAAAGGCAAAAACGGTAGTAGAAACGGCTGGACAGGTTGCGGAGAAAGCAGGAGTATCTACTAAACTGGGCAAGGGATTAAAAAAAACCATTAAGGGTCCAGGTAAATTATTTATGAAATTAGGACCAAAAGGAAAGGCAGTAGCAGCAACAGGTACGGCAGTAGCAGGTACGATTGGAATCTTAAAGCAATTAAAGAAGAGACGTGAGAAAAAGAAGGAGGCACAAAATGGCTAACGCAACTTTATTAAAACTATTAAAGGGACTTGTAAAGACAGGCACTGAGGGGGGCAACAATGCCATCAACGTAAGCAAGGGTGCACTTGAACTTGGTGGTGGAGCATTGAACAGGGCAGACGATCTTTTATTAAAGGCTTTAAAAAAAGCAATGAATCCGGTAAGAAACAGTAAGAGAGGAGAAGCATTGGCAGGTCAGGAAGATATGCAAGAGCTTATTAAAATGTTAAGAAGAATGAACAAGCCCAATGTTCGTAAGGGAGCAATGGTAGGTGGGACTTTATTAGCTATTAAACCATCAGACAATGAGTACACAGAAGACGCAGAAGTTTATTAGGGAAAATATAGAAGCATACTTTGAGGATAACGGTGACGGTACTACTACTGTGAGGTTTGGAAAAGAACCTTTTACAATGGGTACTACCCATGCCAATACACTTAAAAGCTTAGTGCAAAAGAAGTTATCTAGCAAAAAGACTGTATTCGGAAAGGATGCACAGAAGGATACAATAGACACGCTTAATCAATTAGCGTATAGAATGATAGAAGAAACAGAACTAAACCCTAAGCAGAAACAGGAAATTAAATATTCTAATTTTGTAAAGCATAAGAAACTGACATGAAAGATCAATCACTGAACAACCTACTGGGAAGTATCTTTTCCCCACCAACAGGATTGTATGGGGGAGAACAAGAGACACCTAACATTACCCTTAGGGATATTTTAGCTAGAAGGAATCCCAAGAAACAACCAGCACAAAGTTTGGCTGAACTCTATGCACCAGAAGAAGCATCAATGATGATGCCAGAAGAAGAAGTAATGTCTGAGGAAGAAGGTGAGGGGTCTAAATGGGGCAAGCTTTTAAAACAACTATTCAGTCCTCTTGCAGGGTTTGGAAGTATTCCGGACGTTATTCACGATACAGATTTCTCTGATCCAGCAGAAGTTATTGGGGGAATGCCTCTAAGATATTTGAGAAACATAGGAGCAGGTGTACTCGGAGGATTTGGAATAGGAAGTCCTGACTATAATACAGCAGAGGACGTTCTCGACAAGTACGGACTGATGCAAGATAGTAAGGCAAAGCCTTGGGTAGGTATGGGACTTGATATTGCTGCCGATCCGTTTACTTTCCTCGGAGGAGGTTTAGCTAAGCAAGGGGTAAAAAGAGTAGGAGGAAAAGCCCTTGGTTCAATGTATAAATGAATGACAGAACATCTAACAACTATACAGAGGCACAGGCAAAGAATAGACTTCTCAAGGAAGTTAACAAGCCTGACAATGCCAATTTATTAACCAGGCTACTAGCCGTTCCCCTTTCCATTGGAAGCGTTCCAGACCTTATCTATCATAAAGATCCCCTAAGATATCCTAAGAATATAGGTAAGGGTGTGTGGACAACTTTGTCTGGTAAGGATTATACAAAGAATATCAAGACAGGCTCCGATCTTCTTAAACAAAGGGACATTCTGCAAGGCGATGGTATACCAGAGAACGTGGCTAACTTTCTTTTATCGTTAGGTATAGACGTAGTTACAGACCCATTGGCGTTTACTAAACCAGTTAAAGCTTTGAAATTAAAGGACGCTGCTAAGGTGGTTAAGAAGGTAGGACTAAAAGGAGCAAAGGCAAAGAGGTTGGCAAGCTTGTTAACTAAAGAGGACGTAGGCAATGTGGGGAAGATCTTAAGAAAGATGGGAGTAGATGATGCAAAGGAATATGGAGAGAAACTAGCAGAAGAAGTTTCCAAAAAGAAGGCAACAAGGAAGGTTGTTGTCGGGGGATTTGGGAAGAGTAAGGTATTAAGCGAATCGGACAATGCGAATACAGCATTGGACTTACTATTCAATCCGGTCGGAACGGCAATTAAGGGCGGTGCCAAAGTGGCACAGACCGTGGCTCCTGAGTCGACAGAAAAAGCAATAGAGAAGTTTAACGACCTGTTCGTGTTGGGCGGTAACGCTAAAAGGAAAGGATTAGGTAAGGCAGCCAAGCAGGTGAAGCAGAACGTACAAAGCAGTTACGAAGACAAGGCAGCTATAATATGGAGGAAACTAATACAAGGCTTAGACCTAAACGAAAAGGAGGGACGAATATTGGCTAGACAGATTGAATTGAGTACAGAACTAGGAAAGAAATCAATAAGTAAAAAGAAGAAAGCAGTTGAGGGTATGGTAGAAGATCTATTGAAAAAAAGCGGTAGAGAGGGGGTAGACAAGGAGGAACTTAAAGAGTTGCTCACAAATGCCCTAAAGGAAAGGGAAGTCCTACAGCCCACCCTAGAGCTTACAGAAGACCAAATAAAAAAGAGGGTAAGTGACTCCCAATTATTAAGAACCATTAACAAGCTCGAGGATGAAGAGTTGTTAAACCTTGAAGAAAGTCCAGCATTTAGGAAACTGTTTGGTATATTGGGTGGTAAGTCCAAGTTGCCAAAGCCAATATCAAAAGCCAAGACGAAGTTATCAAGGGTAGTTGATGGTGAATCAATCGATAGGGAAACCGAAAGGTTTTTAAATAAATTTGATGACAACATTCTTTCAAAAGAAATTCCCCCAAGAGAGTATGCAGGAAATCTTTCACAAGATAATTTATTATCAGATGCAGTTGATAAACTTCCGGGCAGTGATGTTCTTGCAAATAAAGCAGGAAGGCTTTTAGAAAAGTACGGAGTAGAACCAAAGGATTTCCCACCCGTTCCTTCGATTGTTAACGAGATAAAGCAACAAGGCAGAACAGTTAAAGATGCACTTGAAACTATTAAGCCATCCATTAATCACAAGACAATGAAGGCTGCCAAGGCTGGTAGCGAGGAGGCAAAGCTATCCATACTTAAGGCTGTACAAAAAGAAGTAGGACAGGAGTTCTATAAGGCAAGAGGTAGGTTGCCACAGGATCAGGACGATCTACTCTCTAACCTTCGAGAGGTTGTGTTAAAAAGAATCGACAGTTACGATCTGGAAAAGTACAGAACACCTACTGCCAAGTCGTTTGCTAAATATATTAAAGGAGACTTAAAGAAGGCGGTCAATACTACAATAGCTGAATCAAGAGCGTTACCGAAAGGACTTCTTGATCAGGATCAGAAGTTAAATAGGGCGTTTAAGACCTTGGGAATAAAAGATATGGATACTATCACTCCCAAACAGTGGCAAACCCTAGAAGGCTTAGGGTTCTCTCAGAAGCGTGTGGAAGACATTAAACAAGGCCTGAAGCCCAACTTATCCTTTGATGAAACATTCATGGGAAACAATGCGGACGAGATGTTGGATGGTCTTATAACCGAAACAGAGAAGGTGGACACAAGGGCGGCAGAAATGGTGAATGGAATACGTGAGATATTGAGCGATCCTGTATTCGGGAAAGAGAAATCCCCGATAGGCTTTGGGGGCATGGAAGAACTTAGAAGAAAGTACGCCAAAGACGTTTCTAAAATTGATTTTACTAAAGTAGGAAAGAACGCGGAAGAAACAGCAGAGATACAAAAGGAAGCAAAGAAGCAATTGTTCGCTAAGGTAGTGCATGCTCTAAGGGAAAAGAATGCGTTTGAACTTGATAACATTATTAAGAATTTTAAGTTCGATGATGGGAAGAAAGCGTTTAGCATAGAACCAGTCAAGGGTTGGGTACGTGTACCTCACCTAGATGGGTATGTGCATCCGGACGGAGCAGACATGCTTAAACACTTCTATAAATCTTTTAATCCAAAGGTTGAGACGAACGACTTTGTAAAACTCTATGATGGGTTAATTAATAAGTGGAAGATGATAGTAACAAGTTACAGTCCTTGGGTGGCTGGCTATTCTGTTAGAAACGCCATAGGGGATATGATGAACATGCTCATAGGTGGTTATGCTGATGGCAATCCAATACAAGCTGTTAGAGGTTTAGAAGAAGGTGCTAAGTTTATGGGTATGTTAAAACACATTTCAGAGGTAGGGTTGGAGTCTGCGGAAAAGAAATACGGAAAGCAAAAGATAAGGGCTTTTAACGAGGCCTTTGATCGTGGGGTATTTTCAGGAAAGTTTAACCAAGTAGCAGAGGATATCGGTTATAAAGTAAAGGGTGAAGCCTTGTATCCTAAGGAAGGTTTTTGGAAGAAACATGTAGTAGGTAGACTAGAGTGGCGAGAGAACTGGTTTAGAATGAGTAACCTCCTTGATGCTTACAGAAGAACAAACAATTGGGAGAAGGCGGCCGAGCTGGCTAAAAGAACTTCGTTAGACTTCTCTAATTTAACTACGTTTGAAAGAAGGAAGATGAAAAGGCTTTTGCCTTTCTACGGTTTCTTACGAGCAAACCTAGAACATCAACTGCATGCTTACCACAATAATCCTTATAGGTTAATATTTCAAGAGAGGGTGTTTGATAATATTAAAAATCTTTTTGCAGGAAAGAAATTGACGAAAGAAGAGTGGGACAATATACCCGACTGGATGAAGAACGGAATAACACTTCCTATTAGCAAGGACGAGAATGGAACGTATAGGGTGATGACCAACTTCGGAGAACCTACGCATGTGTACAATAATCTTATAGATCTTTCTTCACCCGAGGCTTTTATTTCTAATATCATTAGCGGAGTGAATCCTATAGTGAAGTTCCCTATTGAGATGATATACAACTATTCCACGTTTCGGGACGACAAGGTATCCAATCTCGTTAGGGGATCTTACTATAAGAACTTCCCTAAGCCTATTAAGGATTTATTAGAATATAGTTCTGGAACCATCACGGATAAGTACGGACGAAAGGTTAGTTCTACCGTGGTTAATCCAGAACGTGCATATGTAATGAGCAACGCTCCCTTCATTTCACCTTTTGTTGTACAGGCCAAAAACCTTTTGGATTACAAGGATCAGGGTAATGATGCACTTCTAAATCTTTCTGGTATACTAGGAGGAAAGATAAGAAAAAGGAACACATTCGCTGATAGACGAAGTGCAGACAAGGATGTGGAAGATTTAATTCAACAACTTATTAGTCAATAAACATGGCAGACATTTCTTTAGTTGAATACACCGGAGGATTGAATCAACATTCTGCCCCTGATCTTATAAACGCAAACCAGTCTCCAATGATGGTTAATATTACACTAGATCAAGAGGGCAGTCTTGGTAGTAGAACAGGATCACAGTTACTAGAATTATTTACAGGTACGGATAAGGTAAGGGGGATGGGTATTCAGAAAAGAAGCGATGGAACGGAGCGTCCTTTTTATGCAGTATCGGGAGCATTAAGATACTACAATGGTACAGACTGGGATGCTACCGCAAGTGGAACAGACCAGATCAGCGATGGGTATGACGTATCGTTTACCATGTTCAAAGAACATCTGTACTATATTTCAGCCAAAGATAGTGAGTACTTAATGAAGGTAAGCGATGCTTCCACTCCTGTTATATCAGAGGTGGATAGTACTAATCACTACGAGGGCAAGTACTTAACATCGGGTAATGCAAGACTTCTGCTGATGGGTTCTCACAGGTTTCCTAACAGGGTATTTCACTCTCAAGTGGATAGCGATAAGTTCAGCATTATTAGGGCGACTGTATCTAGTGTGTCAGGTTTGAGTGTGACCCTAACGAGTGCATTGTTTACCTTCTCTATGAACGGTTGGAGGATCTACAATATTACTAGAGACGAAGAAGCCTGGATAGAAGCCGTTACGAGTACGACAGTAGCGTCATTGACAAGGATAGCTTCGCTATCTAGTTGGGTAAATACAGATGAACTCTTAATCATGTACGATTTTGTGGACATAGATGAAGCGGTAACTGCCGGATGTTCGTTGGGGGAACAAACACCCTTCCTTATTTTCTCAAAATCAGATGCTTACGTTTACGATCCTTCGGCAGACTATGTTAGAAAGATGTCTGGCTTTGGCTGTGTAAGCGGAAAGAATCTACAGGTAATAAGTGGTAACGCTATCTGGGCTAGCTATGATGGAGTATACAGATATGCTAGCGGTATGGCATACCCGGTTAAAATATCCCTACCCTTAGAGAACGAACTTACATTCGATAAGATCTGGAACAAAACTACTAAGGCAGGACTAGATGCTTCGGCAGCATGGACAGACTCAAACAAGTATTATCTTTCGGTGGGCAATCTTTCGGGAACGGTAGACGGACAAACATTGAACGATGTTATGCTCGTATTTAACTTTAATCAACAAGCCTGGCAATTAAGAACCTATACTGCTAATGGGTTGGGCTATTGTTTTGCAGAGTTTGTAGACGCAACATTAGGCAGGGTTAAGCTATCGGGATCAAGGGATGATACTGCTTTACTAAGATGGGACGTGATTAATGTATATACGGACGATGACCTAGAAGACGCACCTATTGCATACACGGCATTGTATAGAACAAAGCATTTTGAGTATAGGGCCTTTGAAAAAAGCAAGATAATATTAGAAGGACATATGAAGGGATATATTGGTACAGCAATAGGCGTAAAGGTTTCCCTATCTGGGAGCCAGACGTATGTAGACTGGACAACAACGGACACTACCCCTGCTGGATATGACTGGCACTATATGACACTAGCACCGCTTTATCCAAATACTTGTAAAAGCATCTCATTAGAGTTTAGTGGTACGGGTAAGTGGTACATTTATAATGTGGGATTAGATTTAAAGACAGAGGAGACTTCTAATTTAAACCGAGTCTAAAATGGAATATAAAACAACACTAGAAAGCTTAGGCTTTAGTAAGTCTTTACAAAGAGAAATTGAAATGCCCGACCAAAAAGACAACAACTATTCAGGTGGAAGGTTTGGTGATTATATCCGCGTAGAGGACGGGAGTCTTTACGTAAGGGACGAGTTAGGCACAGACAGAATTGTTATTGGAAAGATATGACGGGAATAAAGATAAGCAAGCCCGGGATAAACGTACAATCAGGGAACCCCTACGACTTTAATCTTAATTCTAAGTACCCGATGTTTAGTATTCATTCCGTGTTCTCGGGTACGGTAACAGATATAGGTAGTCAGGTATTGGTCACCCACAATCTAGGAAGAAAACCCATGGTCTTAGTATGGATGAATAGACTACTTGGTGATCCAGACGAGTTTCTTCTACATGTTAATAATACTAACCTAGGACAAGGCTTTATAACAGTAAGCGATACCGAGGTAGTTCTTACCGAAGGGGTAATAGACCTGGACTTTTATGGATACGTATTTGAGAATTTAGAATTATGAACGACTATGGAATAACCATAACAAAGAAAGGCATAAATTTCCCTGCACAGGGAAAGGACTTGGTCTATACTTCAAAGAGGGATACCCTAAAGTATCTACCCTCCTATGCTGGAACCGTAGAATATACGGACGGAAGTGATGTGGAAATAACACACGGTCTTGGATATACCCCGGGCTTTTTGTGTTGGCGTAAGCTTGGCTCTCCGGCAAAGTGGGCAGTTGATGCACTTGATGGGGCGTTAAGAACGGACAGTACAAAACTATACATTCCCGGCGTAGCTAGCGGTTCCAAGGTTCATTATATTGTTCTGGTTAATCCGGTAGTGGGTGGATCACTACCCGTGTTTGTTGGAAATGGATCTGGCATGAAGGCAACTACGAGATCTATAAACGTAGCGACCATGAACGCACTAGACCTTTCTTTTTATAGTGAGTACGCACATCTTTATACAGTCAAGGAGGTGGTGAGTGAATACACTATTCCGGAAAGTCTGGGAGAAGATGTTGCTGACGGGCCAGTCTATGTGCATACACTTCTTTATGAGGAGTCTTATGAACATGGGCTTGGCTATACGCCAGGCTTTGTTTCTTTCTTTAATATTGATTCTGGAAATAGCGTAATGAATCCATACCTGACAGACATCTCAACTATAATTACCCGTGTAGATGCAACACATGTTTATTATGAGTTTGCTCTTTATGTTGTAGATACGGAACCTACATATGCCTTTGCGGACGTTGATTTAAAAATAACCACAAAACTTCTAGGCGTAAAGTTAGAATAACTATTTATTTTTTAATCTATAGAAGATGGAAGGCGAACCAAGACGCTTAGTATGGACACCCGAAGACCTTGAGAGGATAGGTATCGGGCATTTTTTTGCCAAAGGAATATTCGTTGACGATGAGACGGGCTTCAACATCCAAGGAACAGGTAACGTGGTTAGATGGGTAGCGGTCAAAGGAGACGTGGAGGACTGGTCTATCTATTACCAAAACCCTAGTGATGGAATGCTGGCAAAAGGTTTTGAAGA